GTCTACGGCGATGCAAGGGTCTACGGCGATGCAAGGGTCTCCGGCAATGCAAGGGTCTGCGGCGATGCAAGGGTCTACGGCAATGCATGGGTCTACGGCGATGCAAGGGTCTACGGCAATGCAAGGGTCTACGGCAATGCATGGGTCTGCGGCGATGCAGAGGTCTGCGGCGATGCAGACTATACAACCATTCATGGCTTTGGTACGCAGTTCCGTACAACTACATTCTTCTGTTGTAAAGACAAGCAGGTCAGAGTTTCCTGCGGTTGCTTCTTCGGGACAATTCCAGAGTTCCGCGAACAGGTGAAAAATACCAGAGAGGGAAAAATCGCAGAAGAATATCTGATGATTGCTGATCTCATGGAGAAACATTTCGCAGAAGAAGCAAAATAACAGAAACATCATAATCTATCGTAGAAAGGAGAGATTCTTATGGCAGTAATTAAAACAATAAAAAATGAATCTGGCGGGGTAATCAGAATACATGATGATTACTGCAAGGACAATACACATGAAGACAATCAAAGGATTGTCGATGAATGTTCGAGAATTATCTTGGACTACTACAGAAGAAAAGCAAATTTGGCATAAGCGCCCCGGAGGGAGCTGAAACCTCCACCCCGGAGCAGTGTACTCACTAACCTGGACTTAGTGGATACAGGTAAATTATAATCCTCTATCCGCTAAAAAGTCAATATAAGCGAGAGGAAAATAATATGGAAAACAAAAAAAATGCAACAAACGAAAAGATTACATGGAACGATTTGGAAACAATGCTAGCTACCGAAATCGTGAGAAAGGCAAAGAGAGAGACTAAGAAGTGGTTCAGTGCATGGCTTTTGACTGCCGCGCTGTTAATCATTAGTAACATACTCTGGTATGTGGCATATACCATGTAAAAAATGAAAGAAGGTGAAACTATCAAAAAAAATATAATCTTAGCAGGTGCCATAGGCACACTTGCTACATACCTGCCGTTCTGGCAGTGGGACGGACTGCAGGTTGCAGGAGCACTGGCTTTATCAATGCTTGCTTGGATGCTGATACAGGGCACATAGCCGGAAGGGAAGAGAACATGAGTTTAGAAAAAATGATAGATGAGTTGTATGCGCTTTCGAAGAAAGCTATAGCAAGTGGAATCCATGTAAGTTTCGAAATGGGATCAGTTGGATATCCATGTGGAGTTTGGGTAGATGAACCAACAGAAAGAAAAATGACCACTTATGAGATCTATAGTGAAGAAGCACTGATGGAAGAATCCGTTAAAAACTACGAAGCAGCTGTGAAACATTTTACCAGGCTGTTAAAAGAAAAAGGATACTGAGAGTTGGGGCTCATCAAGATCCGGTGTCCAAATGGACAAAAACAGTTTATCAACCTCTATTGTAAAGGAGAAAGAGAGAAAAGTCAAATATGAGTATGAAGATTAACCGTCTCGAGATCGAGAACGTAAAACGTATCAAAGCTGTAAAGCTGGAACCGGCACAGAACGGCCTGACCATCATTGGCGGAGATAACCAGCAGGGCAAAACCTCAGTCCTGGATTCCATTGCCTGGGCACTTGGCGGGGAGCGCTACAAACCTTCCCAGAGTACAAGGGAAGGCTCCATGGTGCCGCCGAACTTACATATTGTGATGAACAATGGTCTGGTGGTAGAGCGTAAAGGAAAGAACAGTGCCCTCAAAGTCACAGACCCGAATGGTCAGAAGGCCGGACAGCAGCTGCTTAATGAATTTGTGGAACAGCTTGCCCTGGATCTTCCAAGATTTATGGAAGCCTCCGGAACCGAAAAGGCAAAAGTGCTTTTACAGATCATCGGTGTGGGACCTCAGCTTGCAGAACTGGAACAGGAAGAGAAAGAGCTTTACCAGGAGCGTCTGTATGTAGGACGTACCGCTGATCAGAAAGAGAAATTTGCAAAAGAGCAGCCTTATTACCCGGATGCTCCAAGAGACCTGGTGTCACCCTCTGAGCTGATCAGACAGCAGCAGGAGATTTTGGCACGGAATGGCGAGAACCAGAGAAAGCGTGATCAGGCTGCACAGATCCGGGATTCTGTAAAACGCGCTCATGAGGAAGTAACTAGATTGTCTGAGTTGTTGGAGACTGCCAAACAGAAACATTTGCAGCTTGTAAAAGATCTGGATATTGCAGAGACTTCCGCAAAGGATCTGACCGATCAGTCCACAGAAGAACTGGAAGCTAATATCTCCAATATCGAGGAAATCAACCGTAAGGTCAGAGCCAACCTGGACAAGGAAAAAGCGGAAGATGACGCCAAAGAGTACCGTACCAAGTACGACAATCTTACAAAGCAACTGGAAGAGACCAGAGATAAGAAGAACGAGCTTCTGACCTCTGCAGAGCTTCCGCTTCCAGAGCTATCCGTAAAAGATGGAGAGCTGGTCTATAAAGGCCAGAAGTGGGACAACATGTCCGGTGCGGAACGGCTGAAGGTTTCTACCGCAATTGTCCGCAAACTGAACCCGCAGTGCGGTTTCGTTCTTCTGGACAAGCTGGAACAGATGGACAGAAAGACGCTGCAGGAGTTTGGAGAGTGGCTGGAAGCAGAAGGGCTCCAGGCAATTGCTACCAGAGTTTCTACTGGTGATGAGTGCAGCATTATTATTGAAGACGGTTATGTGGTTGGACAGGAACATCCGGAAGAACCACAGCCAAAAGCATGGAAGGCAGGTGCATTTTAAATGGAAATTATCAGAGGTGTGATTCCCTGTGCAAAGAAGGTAGTCATTTACGGACCAGAGGGAATTGGCAAATCCACTTTTGCCAGCAAGTTTCCAGATCCGGTGTTTATTGACACGGAAGGAAGTACCAATTCAATGGATGTTGCGAGACTTCCCAAGGCGTCCAGCTGGCAGATGCTGCTGGACCAGGTGGATTACGTCCGCACACATCCGACTATGTGCAAGACCTTGGTCATAGATACCATTGACTGGGCGGAATCTATGTGTATCCGGCATATCTGCGACAAGCACAGAAAGTCCGGTATTGAGGACTTTGGATATGGAAACGGTTATGTTTATGTAAAAGAAGAACTGGGAAAATTCCTTAATCAGCTGACAGAAGTTGTAGAGGCTGGTGTCAACGTGGTCCTTACTGCACATGCGCAGATCCGGAAATTCGAACAGCCGGATGAACTGGGGGCTTATGACAGATGGGAGCTGAAGTTGGGAAAGAAAACTGCGTCCCAAACCTCACCGCTGATCAAGGAATGGGCGGACATGCTACTGTTTGCCAATTATAAAACATTTTCTATTGCAGTGGATGATAAAGGGAAAAAGCGGAAAGCCCAGGGCGGTGAGCGTGTAATGTACACCACCCACAATGCCTGTTGGGATGCAAAGAACCGCTACGGTCTGCCAGATGAAGTCCCATTCAGTTATGATTCCATCCGGATAATCATTGAGGGAAGTGCCGCGCCAGTAAAAGAAATACAACCAAAATCCGTACCAGCGCAGCAACCGGTACAGGCTCAGCTGACTACGGTACAGGAAGCTACAAAGACAGAACCTGCTGTTACTGTTGGGGAGCAGATGAACCTTCCGCTTAATGAACCACAAAAGACTCCGGAACTGACAGCAAGGAGCAGCACCATTGATCCCGGAATCCCTAAAGCTCTACGTGATTTGATGGAGAATAACCAGGTTGATGAATGGGATATCCAGAATGTAGTGGCAGCAAGAGGGTATTACCCCTCTGATGTGAAGGTGAAAGATTATGACATGGACTTTATCAATGGCTGTCTGATCGGGGCATGGCCGCAGGTCTATGGAATGATCAAAGAAATGAAAGCGACACAGCAGGTGCCGTTCAATTAAAGGAGGATAAGAGATTATGGCAGCAGAAGGAAGAGAGTTAGGCTGGGAGGATTCCATCAAACAGGATGCCCAGGATTATGAGCCGATTCCAGAAGGGGATTATAACGTAACAATTGAGAAATTTGACCGCAGCAGATCTAAGGGGGAGGGTAAGCTCCCTCCATGCAATATGGCAGTTGTTTATTTTACGGTGCATGTTCCAGAACGTGAGGTTACCATCCGGGAAAATTATGTACTGCATACCAGTTTGGAGTGGAAGCTGTCTGAGCTGTTCCGTGGCGTTGGTCTTAAGAAGGAGGGAGAAGAACTCCGGATGGACTGGAGTGCACTTCCTGGCAAGACTGCGCGCGCTAAGATCGGACTGAAGCCTGGAATTAAGGATCCAAACAAGAAGTTCAATTACATTGAAAAGCTGTATCCAAAGGATACCAGTAAACCTGCATTTACACCGGGAGGCTTTTAAAAATGGAACTAAGGCCGTATCAAAAAGAAGCGAAGGAAGCTATTTTTGAACAGTGGGACAGCGGGGTGTTAAAAACCCTGCTGGTCCTTCCTACAGGCTGTGGAAAGACTGTGGTATTTGCCAAGGTAACAGAGGAATGTGTCCGCAAAGGTGACCGCGTACTGATCCTGGCACACAGAGGGGAGCTGCTCGATCAGGCAGCAGATAAGCTGATGAAGACAACCGGGCTTGGATGTGCCTTGGAAAAGGCGGAAAGCTCCTGCCAGGGCAGTTGGTTCCGGGTAGTGGTTGGCTCAGTACAGACATTGATGAGAGAAAAAAGGCTGGGAAGTTTCCCGGCTGATTATTTTAATACCATTATTATTGACGAAGCCCATCACTGTATATCTGACAGCTATCAGAGAGTGCTGCAGCATTTTCCGGAAGCACAGGTGCTTGGCGTAACGGCAACACCAGACCGTGGGGATATGCGGAACCTTGGTGTATATTTCGAATCCCTGGCTTATGAATACACCCTTCCTAAGGCAATCAAGGAAGGATACCTGTCCCCGATCAAGGCGCTGACAATTCCACTCAAGATCGACATGAGCAGCGTTTCTGTACAAGCAGGGGACTTCAAGGCAAGTGAGATTGGTACAGCGCTGGATCCATACCTGGAAGGAATTGCCCAGGAGATGCAGAAATACTGCATGGATAAAAAAACTGTGGTATTTCTGCCGCTGGTAAAGACCAGCCAGAAGTTCCGGGATCTCCTAAATGCTTATGGTTTCCGGGCAGCAGAAGTAAACGGAGACAGCCAGGACAGGGCTGAGGTATTAAAAGATTTTGATGCTGGTAAATACAATGTGTTATGTAATTCCATGCTCCTGACAGAAGGCTGGGACTGCCCGTCAGTTGACTGCATTGTTGTATTAAGACCTACAAAGGTAAGAAGCCTTTACTGTCAGATGGTGGGGCGTGGCACCAGGCTGTCACCGGAAACTGGAAAAGACCATCTGTTGCTGTTGGATTTCCTTTGGCATACAGAGCGGCATGAACTGTGCCACCCGGCAAGTCTGATCTGTGAGAATGAAGAAGTAGCCCAGAAGATGACGGAGAACCTGGAAAAGGAAGCCGGGATTGCAGTTGATATTGAAGAAGCAGAAAAGACCGCTTCAGAGGATGTGGTAGCACAGCGTGAGGAAGCCCTGGCTAAACAGCTGGCAGAGATGAAGAAACGAAAAAAGAAGCTCGTGGATCCGCTGCAGTTTGAGATGTCAATTCAGGCAGAGGACCTGTCCAGTTATGTCCCGTCCTTTGGATGGGAGATGGGACCGCCATCTGACAAACAGAAGCAGACACTGGAAAAGTTGGGAATCATGCCGGATCAGATTGAGAATGCAGGGAAGGCAGCTAAGATTCTTGACCGTTTGGACAAGCGTAGAAATGAGGGGCTTACTACCCCGAAGCAGATCCGCTTCCTGGAGGGCAGGGGATTTAAACATGTGGGGACCTGGCAGTTTAACACAGCCAAGAATTTAATTGACAGGATTGCCGGGAATGGATGGAAGATCCCGAACGACATTATACCACAGGAATATAAAGGAGCATAAACATGGAGCAGAGGACAAGCCTTACAGAAATAATTGAATACATCGATCCCGGTTCCCTGGATTATCAGGACTGGGTGAATGTCGGAATGGCACTGAAACTGGAAGGCTATCCGGTAAGCGTCTGGGATCAGTGGAGCCAGAAGGACTTTGGACGGTACCATGCTGGAGAGTGTGAGAAGAAGTGGAGAAGCTTTTCCGGTTCCTCCTCTCCGGTAACTGGCGGGACTATTGTACAGATGGCAATGGAGCGCGGATGGGTGCCGGAAAAAGGTCATGAGCTGGACTGGAACGACAGCATACAGATAGACAGTGACCGTGTGGTAGTGGATAAGAACTGGCTGGAAGGCAGGGAGATCCAGGAACCAAAGAACTGGAACCCGACAGAGCAGTTGATCACATATCTGGAAACTCTGTTTGAAGCCGGGGAAAACGTAGGGTATGTAACTGGAAGCTGGGAGAAAACTGACGAGAAAGGTACCAGATGGCTTCCACAAAAGGGGAGCTGGGACCGTACTGCAGGGCAGCTGATCGAGCAGCTGAACACCTGCAAAGGTGACATAGGGGCGGTGCTTGGCGATTACAATCCGGAAGCTGGCGCGTGGATCCGTTTCAACCCACTGGATGGAAACGGCTGTAAAAACGAAAATGTAACAGACTACCGGTATGCCCTTGTAGAATCTGATCACATGGAAATCGACCAGCAGAACGCCATCCTGCGTGAACTGGAGCTTCCCATTGCCTGCCTGGTGTATTCCGGGAAGAAAAGCCTTCACGCAATCGTGAGGGTGGATGCAGCGGATTACAGCGAGTACAGGAAGCGTGTAGATTACCTCTATGAAGTCTGCCAGAAGAACGGGATTGATGTAGATACACAGAACCGGAACCCTTCCAGATTGTCAAGGATGCCCGGTGTAGAACGTGGGGAAAAGAAGCAGTTCATTGTAGATACCAACATAGGAAAATCCTCCTGGAATGAATGGTATGAGTGGATAGAAGGCGTAAACGATGATCTTCCAGAGCCGGAAGGTCTGGAAAGTGTCTGGGACAATCTTCCGGAGCTGTCACCCTGTCTTATTGACGGAGTGCTCCGTAAAGGGCATAAGATGCTGATCTCCGGACCATCCAAGGCTGGTAAGTCATTTCTTCAGATCGAGCTGTGTATCGCCATAGCAGAGGGCAAAAAGTGGCTGCAGTGGCACTGTGCGCAGGGACGTGTGATGTATGTGAACCTGGAGCTTGACCGGGCGAGCTGTCTTCACCGTTTTAAAGATGTATATGAGTCCCTTGGCTATGTCCCAGACAACCTGCAGAACATTGATATCTGGAACCTTCGAGGAAAGTCTGTGCCTATGGATAAGCTTGCACCAAAGCTGATCAGAAGGGCAGTAAAGAAGAATTATGTAGCGATCATTATAGACCCGATTTATAAGGTCATTACTGGTGATGAGAACAGTGCTGACCAGATGGCAAATTTCTGTAACCAGTTCGACAAAGTGTGTACAGAGCTTGGTTGCGCCGTGATCTACTGCCATCACCACAGCAAAGGAAACCAAGGAGGCAAGAAGTCCATGGACCGCGCTTCTGGATCCGGTGTATTTGCCCGTGATCCGGATGCACTTCTGGATCTGATCGAGCTGAAGCCGACAGAGGCACTGATGAAACAGGAAGAAAATAAGGCTGTCTGTGGAACTTGTAAAGCATATCTGGATGCGCATTATAAGTGGCAGGATGACCTTTCACAGGACGATCTGCTGAGCAGCACACAGATGCTGGGTTACTGTGAGGCACACCTGGACAAATGGCAGAAAATAGCCCTGGATAAGCAGATAACGGCTGCAAAAGTGGCAGTACAGGCACGTACTGCATGGAGGATAGAGGGAACCTTAAGAGAGTTTCCGAAGTTTGATCCGGTCAATATGTGGTTCGATTATCCGGTACACAGGATTGATCAGGTAGGAAGCCTGAAAGACCTGCAGCTGGAAGATGATAAGCCTGCGTGGGAAAAAGCGTCCCAGAGACGAAAAGAAAATGCTCAAAAGAACCGTGAGCGCAAGTTAAATGAGTTTGAAATTGCATTCCAGAATATTGAATTTGATGGCCGTGAAATCTCTGCTTCGGAACTGGCAGAAGCACTTGAAACAAGTGCAAAAGAGTTACTTTCCTGGCTGGGTGAGGGCAAGCGTCAGAAGAAAGAATTGCGGAATAAATTTGAAAAATATATAGGTGAGGATGGAAAAACATACATCAGAAGAAAGGGTGCGCAGGAGTGCTCACAACCATGATACAGAGTAGTGCGCAGAACCATATTTTTTATGATGATGTTCACAGTGCGCAGAACCATTGTTTTTATGGTTGTGAGCAGTGCGCAAAAAGGTGGGGTGCGCAACTATATACTACGTATATATGTATGTGCGCACCCCACCTAGCGGGGTGGGTAGTCGTGCGATAAGCTCACGCACGACGACCACCCACCCCGCACTCAGGTGGGCACCATACCTTGATCACCCGAAAAAAGGAGTTGATGATTTTGGAATTTGAATTTTTCATGGCAATGGTTCCGCCGACTGTAACCCATCAGGAAAAACAGGTCAGGGTTGCCGGAGGGAAGCCAGTGTTCTATGAGCCACCGGAATTAAAAGCAGCCAGACAGAAACTGGTGGCATACCTTGGGCAGCATGCACCAGATGAACCATATCACTGTGGAGTCAGGCTGATCACAAAATGGTGCTTCCCCAGGGGAAAACATTTGGATGGTACCTACAGACTTTCCAAACCGGATACGGACAATCTGCAGAAACTATTAAAGGACTGCATGACAAAAGTTGGCTTCTGGGATGATGATGCACTGGTGGCTTCCGAGATTGTGGAAAAGTTCTGGGCGGAGATCCCAGGGATTTACGTCCGGATCGACAGGCTGCCATGATCTGGCTGACATCCCAGGAACGAAAAGTTCTCTGGGAAGAATATCCGGAAGTACGAGAGCTTTACGAGGAATACAATGACATTCTTCTGGAAGATGATGGAGCCTGGGAAAGAGTTGCAGAATGTTGTCACTTGATCAGAAATCAATACCAGACGCTGCAAGTAGAAGTCGCACTGCTGGATGTAGTGTGGCAGCTGGAATGTCTGGCAAAAAGAAAAAAGGGAGTAGAGAAATGAACCGAGCAGAAAGAAGGCGCCAGGCCCGGGAACAGGAAAAATGTCAGCTGCCATTAAACCTCAATCTTACATTGGCACAGATAGCCGGAATGACCGGTCAGCAGGTCTCTGTACTGCAAACGTACCTGAAGCAGATGGAACAGCAAACAACAGAAATCGTAACAGACGCAGTGATCCGTGAAGCTCAGGAGAAACTAGAGAGAGCTGAGGACTATATCACTGTGGCAAATATTATTATTTCCCTGTATGCCATCAAAATGACCTGGGGAATTACCAAGGCGAATAAGCGCTTTCTGGATAATTACAATGCTGCCAGAGATTATGTGGACCGTGTCGGAATCGCCAGAGCCTATGAACTTGCAAAGAAAGATATGGGAATAGATATTGAGTTCGAGGGACTGGCCAATTATGACATTTACGAAGAGATGGGTTTCAACAGAGATGAGGAGTAAAACGATGCAGTACGTCAGGTTTATGAGTGTAAATGAACTGGAAAAATTTAAACGCGGTGAAGTATTAGCAAACAATACTGACTGGAGAAAACGGGCAATGACAACGGATTCTGTTGGATTTTGTTTCTTCGGGGATGAAGTACCACCAGAGAAAAGAATTGAATATCTGACCGGAATTGTGAATCTGGATCGGGTAGCTGTTTTTGAGCAGATAGGCGGCAGACCAATGAAAGAATCAGTTGGCCGGTATCGCGATCCGGAACGTGATCTGCCAGATGATATTTTCGCTGCGTTATTTACGGTTCCGGTAACGATGGATGTCCCGGAGTATAGCGTAGAGACATACAGCCAGGAGACTATGAGGCTTGTAAAAGTTGGGAAGGTAACAGATCCATTGTTCCAAAGAACGATAGAATGGAAGGAGATGGAGTTGATTGAAATATCCAGAAGAAATGTATATTGATAGTCAGATATTCGCAGGGGATATGGATGGTTCGGAATCAAATCTGACAGAAAAAATCGTAAAAATAAGGGCTTCTCATTTATGCTGCGTATGCGAAAAACAGATACCCAAAGGCGAAAGAATGTTAAACCAAAAAGCAATAGTAGAAGGACAAGGTTGGTGCAGTTGCTATATTTGCCTACCATGTGTTGAAAATTGGTTAGAAGAATCAGGACAAGTGGAGGATGGTGAAAACGAATGAGAGAAATTCTTTTCAAGGCAGAATGGAAGACTTGGGTATGGACAGGCTACCAAAGAGAAAGTTACTATCATCAGTCCGGCGCAGTTACAGAAAAGAGGTAAGAAAAGATGATTGATTTAGTAGGAAAGAGTGTGTTTGTAAGAACGCAGGAAGAATATCTGAGAGTTTTAAAAATGGCGAAATTACAAGGATTTACATGGGCAAGAACGAATCATTTAAGACCCATTAACATCCAAATTCCAAATTTATTAAATTTTTACGATGGCAAAACAGTGACTTACAATAGTGACGGCGTTCCGCTGTATGAAGCATCTGAAATTGCTGGATATGAAGAAAAGCTTGAAGAAGCAATAAGCCTTGTTAGAACATTTGCTAAATGCCCGGACAGAACAGCATTGACGGACTCATTCATTGAATCATTGAAATTGCTCACGGACGCTATAGAAAGTCAGATGGAAGAGGTGAAGTAGATGGAGAGATTAACAAAAAGAGAAATTAGCGGAATCACGTACAATAATAGTCCCGGATTCATGTGTAGTTGCTATTGCGATAATTGTTCAAAAGGAACAGGAGATTGTGACAGATTAAAAGCTATGGTCAATCGTCTTGCAAAATTTGAAGACTTAGAAGAACAAGGCTTGCTTGTGAGATTGCCAGTTGCAATTGGTGATGATATTTATAAGATTCCGAGCAAAGCAAATTATGATTTAAATGTCCTGAATGGGTATAAAGCAAACAACAGAGTGTATCATCAAAAAGTTTACAGCATTGTATTTTCACAAAGAGGATGGTTCGTACAGTGTGATAAAGACAGTATTCATGCCCCGAACGTTATTTGCCTTGACGTAGAATACGGAAAAACATGGTTTCTTACCCGTGAAGAAGCTGAGAAGAAATTGGAGGAGATGAAAAGTGCACAGACATCAATGGATTAAATACCATCCTTACAGAAGAGGACATATATACGAATGTGTGATTTGCGGAAAATTATGGGGATGAAAGGTGAAAAAATGGACGTTAAAGAAGCAAAAGACATCTTATCAGATATGAGAGACCAGTATTTATGTTTCTCGGGAGATTCAGAAATTAAAGAAGAATGGCAAAAGAAATATCTCAAAGAAGCGTGGGCGTGTGATTCTGTGGTAAAGGCTCTTACTGGATTAATCACAGGGATAAAGATTGATAAAGGTATTATCGCAGAAAGTATTTTGCATTACGGTAAAAACAATCAAAGTACCGTCTGCATGGAAGAATGTGCCGAGCTTATCCAGGCAATCAGCAAGGCGAAGCGTGGAAAAATCGACCGTGATAACATGATAGAAGAGATTGCAGATGTACTTATCTGTATCGAAATGTTAAAGCAAATGTACATGATTTCCGATGAGAAAATTAATAAGTGGATTGAAAAGAAACAGGCGAGAGAAGCAGAAAGGATGGAAAAGAATGAATGAAAAAGAAGCGATTAAATTCTTGCAGAGCCGTGTCGATCTAATCAAAAATAATTATCCAGCAGATCAAAAAGGAGAAATTCAGAAATACTATAAATCACTAAAGATTGCGATTAGGGCATTAGGAAAACAGATTCCTAAAATGCCTGTAGATGAATGTGGATTTGATTATAGTAAGCCTTCTGATGGATTCATACAGTGCAGGTGCGGCGCTATGACACATATTAATTTTTATTATTCAAAAAGAATAACATACTGCTGGAAATGCGGGCAGGCATTTGGTGGCTGGGGTTGGGGAGAAGGTGATACAGATGATTGATAGTTTAATAGCATTTACATTTGGAATAATATTTGGATCATTTGGCACTATTTTCTTGGCAGCACATTTTGGTGGCAAGCGTAAATAGTAATAAAAGGAGTGATGATATGCGTACCAGGCAAAAGTCACTTGTTGATTTTGGTGTATATCCAGAGGACATTAATCGCCTAAAGGATATATGCCAGAAAGCTACACCAGAGCAGCGGCATGACATCTTGCACTGCTGTATAAGCTCTTGTCCTCCAGGGATTGAGCTGTTGGTGTATGAATCCATTGTAACAAACAAATCCTATGATCGTATTATGAAAACAAAATACATACCGGCAAAGCGAGACGATTTTTACGCATACAAACGAAAGGCAATGGCTATGTTTTATGATACGCTAAGAAAACTAAGAGAAATATAATATTACAATTAATATTAAAATGTGGGGACAAATTTTTCTGCCATGTATGGTAATATAGTATATATCTATGACTATGTGCCGTATGTGGCAGATTTTGTGAGGTGATAATGTGGCAAACTTAAAAGCAGTTATGAGAAAACTTCAAAAAGCTATATTATCCACTGGACTGATTATAAAAATCGGAACATCTCAATTCTATAGCCATGAGCAGGAACGATTAATAACAGTAACAATCATATCAACGCCTACACTCCACCTCACAAAAAGAGGCGAATGGAAAGATTGCGATTATGAAATACTCCGAACTGCATCCCAGTATGATGTGGTCATGTGCCTGAAAGAAATATGGGAGGCAGTCAGAAAATGAAGATAGACAGAGGTGATTAGATGGACTTAACGCCTAAACAGAAAGCGTTTGCAGATGAATATATAAAGAATGGCGGAAATGCATCTGATGCCGCAATAAAGGCTGGATATGCTAAGAAAAATGCAAGAGTGATAGGAAATCAGAACTTAACAAAACTTAACATTTCTGAGTATATAGCCGAAAAACAGTCTCTCATCGAAAAACAAAAAGGCACTGACATCATGTCTCTGGCAGAAATCCAGCAACGTCGCTCCATGATCGCGAGAGGTGAGCTGACTGATTCATTCGGATTTGCCCCGGACTTTTCCGACCAGCTTAAATCTATGAATGATCTGGAAAAGGCATTGAAGATTAAGCAAGAACAGGAAGAGAAGAAAGCAGCAGAGGAAGCCGCCAGAAATGCAAAAGAGTATCACATGGATTTGTATAACATTCCTGATTGCTTCCATTGGGCTATTAGAGATATTCGAGATAAAAAGCATCTGGAGTACGTGTTCAAAGGTGGGCGTGGATCCACGAAGTCAACTACTGTCGGAATGACTATTGTAGAACTGATGAGAAACAATCACGATATCCATGCTGTTGTCTGTCGTAAAGTTGGAAACACCATTAAAGATTCTGTATATAACAAAATTAAATGGGCTATTGGAAAACAGGAATTTAAAGAAGAATTTGATTCTAAACTGTCCCCCATGGAGATTACACTGAAATCAACCGGGCAGAAAATATACTTCCGTGGTGCTGATGATCCAGACAAGATTAAATCTATTAACCCTGAATTTGGATATATTGGAATTCTCTGGTTTGAAGAGTTAGATCAATTCTCTGGTCCAGAAGAAATTCGTAAAATTGAACAGTCAGCTATCCGTGGTGGTGACCTTGCGTGGATATTTAAGAGTTTCAATCCGCCAAAGACAATGAACAACTGGGCTAATAAGTACGTTCTTGAACCGAAAGAGAACAGAATAGTACATTCATCAACTTATCTGGATGTGCCGTCAGGATGGCTTGGACAGCCGTTCATTGACGAAGCAGAGCACCTGAAAGAGGTTAATCCGAATGCTTATGAACATGAGTACATGGGCATAGCAAACGGAAATGGCGGTAATGTATTTGAATATCTGGAGATTAGAGATATTACGGATGAAGAAATTAGCCACATGGATCGAATTTTCGCTGGCGTAGATTTCGGCTGGTATCCTGACCAGTTCTGCTACCTCCGAACCTATTATGATTCTGCCAGAGAAAAGATATACTTGATTGACGAATTGTATGTAAATAAATGGAGTAATTCAAAGACTGCTGAATGGATCAAGAAAAAAGGCTATGACGATTATACAATGATATGTGATTCTGCGGAGCCTAAATCTGTGAATGACTTCAGGGACGCTGGGCTTCCTGCCAGAGGAGCAATCAAAGGGCCGGGAAGTATTGAGTATGGCTTCAAATTCTTGCAGACTAAAACCATTGTCATCGACCCGAAGCGTACACCGAACGCATACAAGGAAATTACAGAGTATGAGTATGATCGAGACAAGGAAGGCAATGTGATAAGCGGTTATCCAGATGGAAATGACCATGCTATATCGGCTCTCAGATATGCTTATGAGCCGCTATTCAACAGAAGGGGGAACAGTGCATAATGAGAAGAAAATGCTTTGTTACGAATCCAAACGAAACTATGAAAAGCAAAGTAGTCTCAAACGGACAAGAAATCATTATAAAAACGAGTATTTCTAAGAGTGCGATATTCTTAAAATATAAAGAATTTCTTACTGGTGAAGAGGGAAAATGTGGAGGATATGAGCTAGGCTCTATGCTATCAACTACTGCACTTGTAAGCATGGACGGGAAAATTTTAGAAGTTCCTGCTGAATGGATAGAGTTTGAGGATGACTAAATGGGACTTATAACAACGATAAAAAGGTGGTTTAACATGATTTTTAAGAAGCAAGCCGAAGAGGATTTTAATATTCAGGCAGCAGAGTTTCCAGAAATGGAAGCACTGATTAACAAGTGTGCGAATATATACCGGGGAACGCCGTACTGGTTAGATGATAAAAACCATATCAAGACAATCAACTTTGCGAAATCCGTCTGCTCAGAAACAGCACGGCTCGCAACGCTGGCGATCGGCATTCAGATAGACGGTTCCGCAAGGGCTACATGGCTACAGAAGCAAATAGATAAAGTATATTTCCAGATCCGGCATTGGGTAGAATATGGTTGTGCCTATGGAACAGTGTTTATCAAGCCAAACGGCGAGAGCCTTGACGTATTCACCCCGGCAGATTTGATGATCGTGGATTACGACAATCAGGAGATTAAAGGAATTATATTTAAGGATTCTTATACAGTTGGACGGAAATACTATACAAGGCTTGAGTATCACAGGTTTGTTGAGACCACAATAGATGGCGTCACGACTTATCCGTACTACGTTTCTAACAGAGCCTATGTGTCGAAGTCCCCTCAGTCAATCGGAGACAAAATCGACCTTAAACAGACCAAATGGGCTGACCTTATGGCAGATACACCACCGATTCTTAAAGCGAACGGAGAGAAGTTAGACGGGCCTCTGTACGGAGTCCTGAGAACACCACAGGCGAACAATGTAGACATTAGTACACCACTTGGGCTTCCGATTTTTGCCGAAGCTATCGAAGAATTAAAGGATCTTGATATTGCATACAGCCGGAACGCAAAGGAAATTCTTGATTCCAAGAGAACCGTTCTGGCGGATGATAGACTACTTATGCCGAGTGGATCACCTGTCTCTGCCATGACACCACAGGCAATGGAACACAGATGCTCAGAAATGAGTTTGCCAGATTATGTGAAAAATGTATTCGGACAGGATGAAAAAGAGTTCTATCAAGAAATCAATCCGATACTTAACACAGATACCCGTATAAGCGGCATAAATGCCCTTTTAAGCCAGTTGGGGTACAAGATTGGATTCTCCAACGGGTATTTTGTATTTAACGAATCCAGCGGTATACAGACAGCTACAGGGGTAGAAGCAGAACAACAGAGGACAATACAGTTTATCAAAGATGTAAGGGATAAACTGGAATCCTGTTTAGATCAAGTAATCTACGCACTGAATGTCCATGCTGATTTGTACGGACTTGCACCTGTCGGAGCCTATGAAGTCAATTATGATTTCGGAGACATCACATATTCTTTTGCAGAGGATAAGCAGACTTGGTTTAGCTATGTAAACACCGGAAGGGTTCCGTTCTGGTACTATCTGGTAAAGTTTGAAGGATTCAGCGAAGAGGATGCGAAAGCTCTCGCAAATGAAGCGAATAAAGAAAACAAAGCAAGCGGATTATTTGGGGACGAATAGCCTATGAAGATCAATAATCATGTTGGAAATGTACATATCAAATTTGATACAAAGCGGATTGATGGTAATTTGAAAGAAGCTCAGAAGAAGCTGAACATGCAGATTGTAGCGGACTGCGAGCCTTATGTACCTTTCCAGCAAGGAGCATTGAGAAGCAGCGTAAGATATCCGCAGGGAATTGATGGCGGAGAGATTGAATACAATACTCCTTATGCTCATTATCTGTACGCGGGAGAAGTATATGGTCCGAACATTCCGCTCAAGGATGCACAGGGCAATATTATCGGATGGACATCTCCGCCTAAAAAATCACCCACAGGGAGAAGATTACAATATCATACACCGGGAACGTCCGATCACTGGTTTGATCGTGCTAAGCAGGAACATCTATCTGATTGGGTGCGGCTTGTAAAAGAAACGGCAGGTGGTAAATAATGCTTCCACCAGAGTATTTCCACGGAAAAGAAAAAAGGATCCTTGCGATTTATCAGGAACTGGAAGATTTTATAATGGCGGACATTTCCAGGCGTATTCTCCAGACTGGCGGTATGACTGCCACAGCTGATCGGCTTATCTGGAAACTCGCACAAATTGGAGAAAGCAGAGCTGCCATTGAACAGAAACTGCAGAAGCTTACAAAAATGACACAGCCGGAACTTAGACGAATCCTGCAAAATGCAGTGATGACATCTTGGGATAATGATAAAGATATCCTTTTAGGGATTGATGAGAATATAAGTCCGCCATTGGAAAATCCGGAAGTCATTGCGGTGATGGATGCAGAATTCAAAAAAACATTGGGTGAGCTTAGCAACCTGAGTAGGACTACAATAAATCAATCTCAGCGTGATCTAATTAATCTGCTGGACAAAGCCGAAATCCGTGTTTCTTCCGGCGTACAATCTTACACCTCTGCAATTTGTGATTTGTTGGACAATTATGCAAAAAAAGGAATCATGGTGGATTATCCAACAAGCGGCGCAAAAAGAACCCTTGAAGCAGCTGCGAGGTGCTGCGTGGTAACGTCGATGAACCAGACAGCGGCGCAGATCACTAATCAGTATATCGTGCAGGCGAAGACAAATTATGTCCTTGTATCAGCCCATCTGGGAGCCAGAACAGCACAGAAAGGACAACCACCTTGCGGAGATCATTCATCCTGGCAAGGGAAGCCGTATTGCTTGCGTGGATCAGAACCAGGTTATCCGAATCTTAAGGAAAAAACGGGATACGATATTGATCCAAAGAGCGGGCAAGGGACCGTTGTAGATCCGGCGGGCCTTCACGGGTGGAATTGTCGTCACAGTCACCAACCATGGGCGAAAGGGCTACAGAATCCCTGGGCGGACGAACACAAGATTGATTCCAATGAGAATAAGAAAATCTACGAAGATACCCAGAAGCAACGAGCTATGGAGCGTTCTATCAGAGCGACTAAACGCCAGCTGATAATGAAGAACGAAGAAATCAACTCAGATGATATACCGGATTCTGAAAAAGAAAAACTAAGATCGGAATATGATCGAATGGCTTTTAAGCTGACTGAACAGAATAAGAAGTATAATAAATTCTGTGAGGAAAATAACCTTGCAGCACAATATTACCGCAACAGGGTAGCAGACTTTGGATATAAGCAGCAGTCCAGGGCAAATGCCGGGGCGAAAAGATTTATGAAAACAAAGTGAGGTAGATATGGACAGATGGGTGTATTTTAATCCGAATCCCGCCGGGAATCGTGTAGGTGACTGTACTGTCCGGGCAATATGTAAGGCTTTAGATCTTGACTGGGAAACGGTGTTTACCGGATTGATGGTACAAGCGTGTGCCTTATCCGATATGCCGAGTGCAAATTACGTATGGGGTTCATACCTGGCAAAGCATGGATTCCACAGGACGCTTGTGGAGCAGTCGGAGCGGTATATCTATACGGTCAAGGATTTCTGTGCAGATCATCCAACCGGCACATACATTCTCTGCATAGACGGCCATGTGGTGACGGCACAGGACGGAAAATACTACGATACATGGGATAGCGGTAATGAGATCCCGGTATACTACTGGGAAAAGGAGTAGTTAAATGAGCATATCAGAATTTATTCAATTTTTTCTTTCAATCTGTGGAGGTGTATCTATTATAGGCGGAGCGGCTGCCGTTCTGGTAAAATGGATTGCTCCAGCATTCCGACTTAACAAGAGAGTAGAAATACTGGAAGACCACGATAAAAGAGATTTTGAAACATTAAAGAGAATAGCTGAGAGAGATTCACTTATTCTGGAAGTCTTATCGACTATGTTAGATAGCCAGATCAGCGGCAACAATGTGGAAGAATTAAAAAAAACAAAACAGAAGCTTACAAATTATCTTGCGCAGAATCAGCGTTAATTGCATTAATAAGAGGTATGCTCATGAAATTATATGTGTTCACAAAGAAAGATATAGACAGATTCTTACTGGAGTGTAATTTCACACCGGATGAAGAAAGACTGTTCCGGCTAAGGTGTCAGGAATGTACCCTTGAATACTGCGCTGAACAGATGAACGTGAGCATATCAACAGCAAAGCGGTTGAGCCGGAGAGTGAATAATAAAATAATCAAAGTATGCTGATACTTTTTGGACACTAATTAGAGCCAGAAACGAACTGTTTCCGGTTCTTTTTTTATGCAAAAATATAATCAGAAAGGCGGTGTATAAGATGGCATTATATAACAATCCTTATCAATATAACTTCGGCGTTCCGGGACAGATGAATCAGTTTCAGCAACAGCCTGTCCAGATGCCAGCTCAACCAGTACAGCAACCACAGCAGAACAACAATGGCATCCTGTGGGTATCAGGTGAAGTCGGTGCAAAATCCTATCTGGTAGCACCCGGGACGAGTGTTTTATTGATGGACAGTGAAAGCGAAAAGTTCTACATAAAATCCACCGACGTTTCTGGTATGCCGCAACCATTACGGACGTTTGAATATCACGAGGTAGGCGCTCAGATGCCGCCTAAACAGCCTGTTCAGAGCATGGACAGTAAATACGTCACAAGACAGGAATATGACGATTTAAAAGCCAAATGTGAAGCTATAGCAAGTCGATTAAATTCATTTTCTGAACCTGTTAGGGCTAATACTGTACAGGAATCAGCAATCAAGGGAGGAAATGCAGATGAGTAATCCATTATTTAACGCACTTGGTGGAGGGATGCCACAGGGAAACGGACCAATGCAGATGATACAGCAGTTTATGCAGTTTAAGCAGAATTTTAAAGGAGACCCAAAGGAAGAGGTTCAGAAAATGTTGCAGTCCGGACGGATTTCTCAACAGCAGCTTAATCAGGTTCAACAGATGGCAGGACAGTTTCAAAATATGCTGAAAGGAATGAAATAGTACATTACAATCTGGCCAGATTGATGTAAATACGCAAAAAAGGAGATTATAACTATGGATGGAAATTTAACAGCATCAGATGTTGCTCTTCTGACCGGGAACAACAGAAATGATGGAATGTTTGGTGGAGATGGCGCATGGTGGCTTATCGTGCTCTTTCTGTTCGCTTTTTGCGGATGGGGAAACAATGGCTGGGGCAATAATGGCAACGGCGGCGGATATACAGCTACAGCAGCTACTCAGGCAGATATTCAGAGAGGATTCGATAACTCAGCAGTAATCAGCAAGCTTGATGGAATCAGCAACGGTCTTTGTGATGGATTCTACGCAATGAACAACGGTATGCTTACCGGATTCAACGGAATCAACACAAACATCATGCAGACTGGTTTTGGCATCCAGCAGGCGATCAACGCTGACACCGTAGCCAACATGCAGAACACCAACGCACTCCAGGCGCAGCTTGCGAACTGTTGCTGTGAGACCAGGGAAGCAATCCAGGGCGTAAACTACAACATGGCTCAGAACACCTGCGCGCTCCAGAACACCATGAACAGCAACACAAGAGACATTATCGACAGCCAGAACGCTGGAACCAGAGCTATTCTGGACTACCTGTGTAATGAGAAGATCTCTTCCCTCCAGGCTGAAAACAATGATCTCAGACGTGCTGCATCCCAGGATCGCCAGAGTGCACTGCTCACAACTGCAATGGCTTCACAGACACAGCAGCTTATTAATGCGATTAATCCGGCACCGATTCCGGCATATCAGGTTCCTAATCCGAACACATATTACGGATGTGGATGTAACACCGGATGCAATTGCTGATAACTTCATATCGAGAGTATCTTTCGATTGATTCGGATGTCGGCTTATGCCGTATTATACAGAGGGCAGGCTGAAAACCTGTCCTTTTGTGATGCGAAAGGAGTATTTTTATGGCAGAATATGTAAATGTAGCTGCTCAGACCGTAGCAGCAAATGGTAATGTAGTTTTTGCAAATACAGCAGTCAAAGGTTCTAACTGTATTCAGCACAGAGAGGGAAGCGGAATTATTACGCTTAGAGGACTGACAAACCAGTGTAAGGCGAGATTCTTCGTGGATTTCTCTGGAAACATTGCGGTTCCCACCGGAGGTACTGTCGGGGCTATCTCTTTGGCAATTGCAATCTCTGGTGAACCGGTGTTATCTTCCCAGATGATTTCCACACCGGCAGCAGTAGACCAGTATAACAATGTGTCCTCTGGTATCTATATTGACGTTCCACGTGGCTGTTGCGTTAATATTGCAGTAGAAAACACAAGCGATCAGGCGATTTCTGTTGCGAACGCAAACATTGTCGTGACTAGAGAAGCGTAGGAGGTGCAGTTATGAGGGATATTAAAGATTTATGTGCAAGAATCGAAGACGAACTGTCCAAAATCGCTGACAATGGGTTGACCACTGGAAACCTGGATATGGCATATAAGTTGATTGATATGTACAAAGATATCAAAAACACTCAGTATTGGGACAAGAAGGTGGAGTATTACAATACTGTCCTTGATGAGATGAAAAGCGGATATGGCGATCAGTACAGCGAACGAGGTCGAAAACGAGAAAGCATGGGGAGATACAGCCGCAGTGATGGAAGAATGATGTACCCGGATTATGACCGCGCCAGCTCTTATGGTGATGAAAGCCACGACTACGGAACAGGAAGAGGGTACTATAGTCGCTCCGATGGACGAGATACTTATAGTGACTATATGGCACAAAAACAAAGTTATCGCTCTGGAAAGTCCGAGGAATGTAAAAGGAAAATGCTTTCCGCCCTAGAAGAACACCTGAACGAACTCGCAACAGAATTGAGCGATATGTCCAAGGATGCAGAGTGCCGGGAAGAGCGCGATCTTGTTAAGAGATACGTTGAGAAAGTAAGAAATATGCTTTGATTCTTGCAAATGTGGGGACAACTTTTTTTGAAGAATATGCTAATATAATCTTGCAAGGGGTGGTGACCTTGCAGGGGCTTGTTGGCTGAGAGTTTTTGCTTTCTTCTTCATTAACTTCTCCTACTTTCTTTTGGTGTGTCCTTAATAGAAACAGGCTTTGAGCAGCCTGGAGGTTGAAAAGCGGGTGCAATTTCCGACACATCCATTTGCCAGTTGGTAGCTTACTGGCGTCACTTCCTTATGGATTAAGTTTTTACGTTTCAACAAAGGAGTAATATCCTTTTCCGTGAAAGACGGATAGCGGACGGCATAACGCGAAAACAAAATATTGCTAACCCGGATGTCCGGGTTATGGGAAAGCGGCAACGATTGGTGGTGTTGCGGCGGACTGTAAATCCGTTCCCTTGTGGTAAACACTATAGGTTCAATTCCTATCTTTCCCATTACCCTGCCAGTGGTCTAACTGGCTTAATCCATTACCTGCGGCGGCAGGTCAATAAACACGACCAGGAGGATATATATGCAGAAACTTATCGACACTTTAAAATCATTTGGAATTGAAATCCCGGAAGACAAACAGGCAGATATCAAGAAAGTACTTTCTGAGCATTATAAAAATGCTAAAGAAGTGGCAAAAACCCTGTCAAAAGTCGAGGGGGAGCGCGACAACTGGAAAGAACGTGCTGAGACAGCAGAGGAGACATTAAAAGGTTTTGACGGTCTCGACCCAGCGAACATTCAGACAGAGCTTGCTGGATGGAAAAAGAAAGCCGAGGATGCAGAGAAAGAGTTCAATGAAAAAATCTACGACCGTGATTTCTCAGATGCGCTGAAAGCGGCGCTTGATGATGTTAAGTTTTCCAGCGAAGCAGCTAAGAAGTCAGTTATGGCGGACATCAAAGAAGCAGGTCTCAAACTGAAAGACGGTAAAATCCTTGGACTGAATGACCTGATTGAACAGATGAAACAGTCTGACGCATCCGCTTTCGTGGATGAATCTCAGCAGCAGGCCCAGCAGAATCAGGCAAGATTTACCACTCACGTTGGACAGAAGCAGTCACCGGGGAGCATGACAAAGAAAGATATCGAAGCAATCAAAGACCCGTCTGAGAGACAGGCAGCCATTGCTCAAAATATCCAGTTATTCCAGTGATTTTTTTTTACACCGACTATACATCAGAGTATAGCCGCTAACCCAATACCTTAACAATTATGGGTAGAAAGGATTTTTTTATATGGCAGCAAAAGAAAATCTTATTATGACAAATGATATCCAGGTCACAGCACGTGAAATTGACTTTGTAACCAGATTCGAAAGAAACTGGCAGCACTTACGTGACATTCTGGGTATCATGAGACCTATCAAAAAACAGCCGGGTGCTGTACTCAAGTCCAAGTACGCAGAGGGTACTTTACAGAGCGGAAAAGTGGCAGAGGGCGAGGAAATCCCTTACAGCAAATTCGTTGTAAAAGAAAAGAACTATGCGGAAATGACTATCGAGAAGTACGCAAAGGCTGTATCTATCGAAGCAATCAAGGACCACGGTTATGAGAACGCTGTTCAGATGACTGATGATGAATTCCTTTTCCAGCTTCAGACCAATGTTACAGAAAGATTTTACAACTATCTGAAAACCGGCACCCTCACATTCACAGAGACTACTTTCCAGATGGCTCTGGCAATGGCCAAGGGCCGTGTAGAAAACAAATTCAAACAGATGCACAGAAACGTCACTGGCGTTGTTGGATTTGTGAACATCCTGGATGTGTATGAGTATATCGGAGCGGCTGAGATTTCTATTCAGAACCAGTTCGGTTTCCAGTACATGAAAGACTTCCTTGGATTCAACACAATCTTCCTGCTGTCCGACAGCGAGATCCAGAGAGGAACAGTTATCGCTACACCTGTGGAGAACATCGTTCTTTACTATGTGGATCCAAACGAATCTGACTTTGCGAGAGCAGGTCTGGTGTATACCGTATCTGGCGAGACAAACCTTATCGGATTCCATACACAGGGCAACTACCACACAGCAGTATCCGAAGCATTCGCAATCATGGGACTTACACTCTTTGCAGAGTACATTGATGCTATTGCTGTTGGAACCATCAACACAACTCAGACGCTTGGAACTCTGACTGTAAACTCTGCGGCAGGAAGTAAGAGCGGAGATACAAAGGTGACTGTTACTCCGACAAAAGCAAGCGCAGGAAATGCGTACAAGTACAAAGTTGCATCTTCTGAGACAACTGTGGATTACGGACAGAATGTGAAGAACTGGAGCGCATGGGATGGCAAAGCTGACATCACAGCAGCAACAGGGCAGGTGATCACCGTGGTTGAATGTGACAGCACATATAAAGCACTGAGTGCTGGGCATGCGACTGTAACAGCAAAATGATGATCGTAGGAGGTAACTGGCATGGCTTATGCAGATTATGAATTTTATACAACTTCATATTTCGGTTCAGTCGTGCCAGAAACAGACTTTCCACGACTTGCAGAGCGAGCCAGTGAATTTATAGATTTAATGACATCTGATAGGTTGGTGGACGGACTGCCAACAAACGAACGCTCACAGAAGCGTATCAAAAAGGCGGTCTGTTCATTAGCTGAACTTATGTATCAGCTGGAACTTGCAGAAAAAAATGCAACTTCCTACGCCACCATGAACGGATCATCTGTATCAACCAGATCCGGTGAATATGGGCTTGTGACTGACGGTGATGGGAATATCCGCCTGGTACACACAGCTTCAGCAGTAAGCAGTGAAAATAACACGGGAATTGTGATCAGCAAATCCTCTGGAAGTGAATCCATCTCTTATGTAACGCCACAGCAAATTTGCGCCGGCGCAAAAGAATGGAGTGCGGTGTATGCCGCTGTTGGAGATGCGCAGAAAACAAACGACTTACTCTTAAAGACAGCTTTGCCGCTTCTAATGGGAGTAAGGACGGATGATGGAATACCGATTCTTTATGCGGGGGCGTGAGTATGAAATATGTACGAATAAAACCGACTATAGTTGAAGCTATTCAGTGTTTTACCACTCCCGATAGTATAGCTCAAATTGAAAAGTTTGTTGGCGATTCGGTAAGAATTAATAACAACCTTAACCCACCGCACATTGAGATTTCTACATTTTCTGTTCTGTTTAGAGATTGTGAAAGAGTTGATTTGGTACTCATACATCCTGGAGATTACATCTTGCGTGATGAAGAAGGGTATTTCAGTACAATGACAAAAGATGAGTTTGAAGAAGAATTTAAGGAGGTATCAGAGTAATGGAAGCATTATTTACAAATGTAACTCTGATTCTGGCAGTAATCAGTGTTTTGGCGTTTTGCGTGTCTGTGATTACACAGGTGATTAAAAATGTTGGGTTCTTGTCAAAAATTCCGACAGATGCACTTGTGCTTGTATTGTCCGTTGGAATCACCGTAGCCGCTTTTGTAGCATACATGCAGTACATCCATATGACAATCTTGTGGTATATGATTTTAGCAGCTATCATGGCTGGATTTATTGTGGCGTTTATTTCCATGTTCGGATGGGAGAAAATTGCGGAATTGTGGAAACGAACGTCCAAGGTTGATGTGGATAAGCTGAAAAATAAATGATTAAGGAGAGGGTATCATGTATAGCAAAACAGTAACAGTTTTCAACTATTACGAAAGTAAAACAACTGGAGATGCTTACTGGTATCCTCATGTGCTATCTGGCGTTGACCTGATTACGGATAAAGGAGCAATCCTTAAGAAGTACGGGCCAGACGCAACCGACAACGCACAGTTACACATCCGCTATACCGTTCAGAATGGCGATATAACCATTGCTGATAAAGATGGTAAGATTCTTCCATGGGTACCGTCAAAAGAGTGGAAACAGCAGATTAACAACGCATTGGAAGACACCATCACATTCTCAGACGAGTCATTCTTCTGGGAGGGCGAGTGGACTGGCGGAACGGTAGTTGATAGTGATTACCGAAGCGGATTTTATCAATACATGAACCAGAACAAGGACAATGTATTTAAAATCACCAGTGTGGGCGGTCCGTATACGCTGATTCCACATTTTGAAATATTAGGAAAGTAGGATGCAGTATGGCAGATAACAAACCGATCGGCAAGGATGCGGAGGGATATGAGATTTTGACAGAAGCCATGAAAGCACTTCTGAATCAGTATCCTGGACTGTATGACGGCGAAATAATCAAATATGAGGAACTGGGAACTGATAGTGGTATTTCATTCTTTGCGGATACAGGAGCATTAATCTATTCGGAAAAAGAGGATGTATGTGGGACGATGCACCAGGTGTGCCAGTATCCGTTTATCGTGGTATATCGTACCGCTTCCGAAAAGGAACGTCAGAAGCTATCTGTTCAGAAGTTTCTTGATAATCTTGGCAAATGGATTTGCCGGGAACCAGTCACAGTAGATGGCGCTGAGACGCGCTTATCCGCTTTTCCAGAGCTTTCAAGAGGAAGAGTGATAAAACGTATCATTCGCGATAATTCCTACGGTACAGAGCCACAGGAGAACGGCGTTCAGGACTGGCTGCTCCCTATCACAGTCAAATATGAATACAACTGGGAAAAATGGTAATACATGTCTGAGGTGGTGAATTTCGTTGCAACCACGCACCATGGCGGTGATTTCGCCGTTATGGTTAAAAGAGATGCAGGAGCCGCGACGCCTGCCAGACAAATAAAATATAGCAATTAACCGGCTATCAATCGGAGATAGTCGCTAACCTACACAGCCTTTTAAAAGTTATAGGCAGAAAGGACAAATCTATGGCAGTTACAGGCAGAATTGACCGTAAATATATGGCTCATTACATTGACGCAGGTTCCCTCTGCGGAGGACTGACACCGAAGTATGAGCGCCTTGGAAAAGATCTGGAAGAGTACAATGTAGAACTCAATCCAGATACTGAAACATCTAAAAACATCATTGGAGAATCCACATTCAAACACAATGGCTACGAAGTTTCTTCTGACGCTAACCCGTTCTATGCAGATACCACATCAGACCTGTTCACGGCGTTACAGAAGATTGTAGATAACAGATATAAGGATGACAACCTCAAAACCAAAGCAGTTGAGGTCCATCTCTGGACAGAAGCGACATCTGGCAAATACGAAGCATACCAGCAGGAATGCCATGTTGTTCCGACATCTTATGGCGGTGATACATCCGGTTATCAGATTCCATTTACAGTCAACTATGTCGGTGAGCGCGTAAAAGGAAAATTTGATATCAGTTCCGGCACATTTACAGCTGACAGCGAATAATCGTCATTTACGCAAGGAGGATTAAAAAATGGCAAAAGTAATTAATACCAAAATTGATGATGGAATTCTCATTTTTACATTTACCAATAACGAAGACGAAGTTTTTTCTTCTTTCAAACTGAATCCCACCGATATCAATGTAGCAGCAAGGGCAGAAGAGCTGGAAGAGTACTTTGAAAAACTCAAAGATTCTATTCAGAAAGTTTCCTCCGGTAAGGAAATGGCTGAACTGAACAAGCAGCTTGAAGATAAGATCAACTATCTTCTTGGCTATGAAGCATCTCGGGAATTGTTCAAAGAACCAGTTACGGCAACAACCGTGTTTGGGAACGGACAGGTGTTTGCCTACATCATTCTGGATAAAATTGCGAACGCAATCGCGCCGGAGATTGAAAAGAGAAAAAAGAAAATGCAGGCAGCTGTTAATAAATACACGGAGAAATACACAAAATGACCGCCTATGAGCTTCCCACCTCACTGAACATAAGTGGGGTGGATTTTTCTATTAGAACAGATTTCCGAGCAATCATTGATATTCTGATTGCATGGAACGACCCAGAGTTAGATGAACAGGCAAAATCAGTTGTTATGTTGCAGATCCTGTTCGAGGACTGGCAGAATATTCCGTCTGAGTGCTTATCTGAAGCCTGTCAAAAAGCATCTGAGTTCATTGACTGTGGACAGTCAGATGATAATCCGAATAAACCAAAGCCCCGTTTAATGGACTGGGAGCAAGATGGAGACATGATTGTTCCGGCTGTAAACAAGGTTGCTGGCAAAGAAATTAGAGCAATTCCGTATATGCACTGGTGGACGTTCTTCGGATATTTTATGGAATCTGGCGAATGTCTATTTAACACGGTTGTCGGAATCCGGTCAAAAAAAGCAAAAGGCGAACGTCTGGATAAATGGGAAAAGAAATTCTATCAGGAAAACAAAAATATTATTGATATAAAAACGCGTCTCAGCGAAGAGGAGCAAGCTTACAAAGACAAGCTGAATGAGATGCTTAACCTCAAATAGTTAGGAGGTGGATATATGGCTGCTGATGGCTCAATTATTATTGATACCAGGCTTGATACATCTGGAATTGATAATGGAGTATCGAAAATTAAACAGTCATTTAACAGCCTTGGTAGTGCTGTAAAAAAAATCGGAATACTTATAGGAGGCGCATTTGCTGTTGGTAAGCTAGTGCAGTTCGGCAAGGAATGTATGGAGCTTGGATCTGATCTGGCAGAAGTGCAGAACGTTGTAGATGTTACATTTACAACCATGTCTGACAAGGTCAACGAATTTGCCAAGAATGCCATGACTTCCGCAGGTCTGTCGGAAACGATGGCAAAGCAGTATGTCGGTACGTTCGGAGCAATGTCTAAGAGCTTTGGATTTACTGAATCACAGGCTTATGATATGTCAACAGCTCTGACACAGCTTACTGGTGATGTAGCGTCATTCTATAACATCAGTCAGGATTTGGCTTATATCAAGCTGAAATCCGTGTTTACAGGTGAAACAGAAACATTAAAAGATTTGGGCGTCGTAATGACCCAAACAGCACTTGACCAGTACGCACTGGCAAATGGCTACGGAAAAACCACTTCTGCCATGACCGAACAGGAGAAAGTTGCTCTCCGCTTGGCTTTTGTGCAGAAACAGTTATCGGCTGCTTCCGGTGACTTCATTCGTACTTCTGACAGTTGGGCGAACCAGGTGCGAGTAATGCAGTTACAGTTGCAGTCATTAAAGGCAACTATCGGACAGGGATTAATTAATATTTTTTCTCCTGTCTTAAAGGTGATTAATACACTTCTTGCTAAATTAGCAACATTAGCAAATGCTTTTAAGTCATTTACTGAGTTGATTACTGGAAAGAAATCGTCTGGAGAAACCGGGACTGCAAGTGCTGGAATTGCTGGCGCGAATATTGTAGAAACAGCAGAGGGCTATGGAACGGCTGCGGATAACGCGGAAGATTTGGCTGATGCAACAAAGGAAACAGCCAAAGAAACAAAGAAAGCTCAAAAAGCTTCTAAAGATTATCTTTCAACATTAGATGAAATCCATAAAGTAACATCAAATGATAGCGTATCATCTTCGCCTAGTGGCTCAAGTGGATCCAAAGGAAATGGGCTTGATAGTATTCCTAAAGCTGGTGTAGGTAATGTTGATTACGGAAATTTGGCTGAAGGAAAAAATGTACTTGACAAAGTTAGTGAATCTGCAAAGAAATTGGCTGATTTGCTTAAAAAAATCTGGAAACCGTTTCAAGACGCATGGAAAAACGAGGGGAAAAATACAGTTAATGCTGCTATCTATTCCTTTTCCAGTCTCGGAACTCTGGCTAAAGATGTTGGAGCAAGTATTGTAAAAGTATGGACAAATGGAACAGGTACAACGATGTTAAGTACAATGCTCCAGATCGCACAGAATGTACTTATAACAATTGGAAATATCGCAAGCCGACTGGACGAAGCTTGGAAGAAAAATGAAGTTGGAACAACCATTATTCAGAATATAGCAAATGCATTGCAGGCAGTTTTAACTTTCGTAAACAATATTGCAAATGATACGGCTAGATGGGCGGAAAATCTTGATTTCTATCCGTTGCTGGATTCTATCAAGAATCTAACACAAAACTTTGCACCAATTATTCAGCAAATTGGAAGCACATTTGAATTTATTTATAACAATATTATTCTTCCTGCTCTTAAATGGGTGATTGAAACTGGAATTCCTACAATAATCAATATTGTATCAGATTTGCTTGGATTTATTTCAAAACATCAAGGAATTGTGGAAACTTTTGGGTCTGTATTGGTTGGGGCTTTTGCAGCCGGAAAAATAGTTAGCCTTGCAACGACTATTATTGGAGCTGTGAGCAAAATTATTGGAATCGGAAAAAATGTAATCACATTGATTACTGGTGCTGGTGGCATTATGAGCGGAATAAAAGCGCTTGTAGCGGCGCTTGGTCCTGGTGGAATTTTTGCTATTGCCATTACTGCGGCGATTGCGGTTGGAGTTCTCCTTTACAAAAATTGGGACAAAATTTGTGAAGCGGCAACAAAACTCAAAGATTGGGTGATTGAAAAGACTCGTGCTTTAGGCGAAACGGTAACTCGTACATTGAGTAATTTAGGCAATAAAATTTCTACAATTTGGAGCAATATGTTGTCAAATGCCCATGAAAAATGGAACGCTATGTGGGCAACAATAGGCGATCTTGTTGGAAAAATCAGAGATGGAATCGTGGAAAAATTTACATTTGCTAGAGACAAAGTGGTTGAAATTTTTGGAGGAATCAAAGATACAATCCGAAATATTCTCAATAAAGTCATCGGCATTGTAAATGGAGCTATTGGAACTGTAAACAGTGCGATCGGCGGTATTGAATCAGCATTTACATTTGGACCATGGAAAGTTCCGACTCCTTTTGGCTCAAGAACAATTGGATTTACGGCTAATTTCCCAAGAGTTCCTACAATTCCATATCTTGCAAAAGGTGCCGTTATTCCACCTAGATCTGAATTTTTGGCTATGCTTGGAGATCAGAAGAATGGACGTAACCTAGAAGCACCGGAAGGCCTAATCAGAGAGATCATTGATGATGCATTTGCAAAAAATCAACAGGGTGGCAGTGGAAACGTTCGATTTACGGCACAAATTAATCGCAGAACAATATTTGATGAAGTTATAGAAGAAGCAAAATTAAGACGTGACGCAAGCGGTACAAATCCGTTTGAGCTGGCGTAGGGGGGGCGAGAACGTGGCATTTTCGATAAGTAAATCAATAACTGATAGATATAAGATAAATGGGCTTCTCATCCCTCAGCCAGATGAGGATATGCAGTGTAATTTTGAGACTACCTATTCAGAGGGAAGTAACCGTACACAGTATGGAAGAGCAATAATAGTACCGCTTTATACAGTTATACAATATAGCTATAAAGCCACAAATGTTCGTGTTGATGAGAAATCCACTAATCTGGTAAATGCAATCATTAAAGGAAAGCCATTTATTCTGCATCACTGGTTAGCACACAAGAATGAATGGCGTTCAGAAGAGTTTTATGTCGGAAAAATGCAATACAATATAGGGCAAGTTGAAAATTATTACTCAGAAATATCGTTTAATATGCAGGGGGTGAATCCGCTTGATTAATGTTTCGAAAGCATTCAAAGATGTGCTTGCAGAAGGCAAAAAATTATACGAAATAGTGGATATCACCTTTGCCGATGGAAGGAAAAAAACCTTAGACAGTGAAATCCTGGTAGGTGGAGGAACCTTCACGGACTGCGCCGAAAGTAGCAGCTTTCCGATTGGAGCTACAATCTGTAAGTCCATGACTCTGAGCCTGGACAACACAGAGGACCAGTGGAAGGATTACTATTTTTACAAAGCAAAATTAAACGCCTACCTCAAAATGCAAGTAACTGATAGTGTTGTGGAAACCATAAAAAAAGGAACTTACACCATTACAACTCCGGAACAGTACGGTGAAGTCCTTGAATTCACAGCACTGGATGATATGTATAAAGCTAATGCGCCTTATACAAGCAAACTAGTTCTTCCGCAGTCGGCTTTTGCATTGCTCCGAGATGCCTGTGAAACTATTGGGATCTCTATGGGCTTTTCATCCATGGAACATGGGGACGTGGTAATCAACAGCATACCGGATGGAATTACTTTCAGACAGTTGATCGGTTGGATAGCAATGCTGGATTCTGCTAATGCAAGGGTGGATATAAACGGCAATTTACAGTTGATTAAGTGGGATTTTAATTCCGTATCAGTGGATTATGGCGCAACAATAGGAGTTGATGGATATCTTGCTTTTGGAGGTGGATCCAGCGTAGATTCCGATGGATTTATTTCTCCAAATGCCGGAAACTGGTACTTAGATAGTGATGGATTTCTTACACTAAAGGAAGGTGTTGGAAATCCTACCAGGTTGAGAGATTATCTTTCTTCTCCGACTCTCTCAAGCGATGATATAGTAATTTCCGGAATTAAAATAAAAAACACAGAATCTGATGCAACATACGGAAAAGAAGGATACGTACTGGAACTGGAAAACAATCTGTTGAGCGATGAAGATCTAGAAACTGTAGCTGCTTGGATAGGAGACAATCTAATCGGGAAATCATTCCGGAGCATGGAAGGAAGTTTGATTTACAACCCGTTAACAGAATTCGGAGATATGGCTTTTACTTACGATAGAAAAGAAAATAAGTATATAACGCCAATTACTGATGTATCAAGCAGGTTGAACGGAACAACAGATGTAAAAACAAAAGCCGAAAATCCAATAAGAGGGAGTAGCAAGTTTTTATCATCTGCTGATAAAGCATTAATAGTTGCTAAAAAAATCATTAAAAATGAAAAAACAGCCAGAGAACAAGCTGTTGAAAAACTTGAAAATGCGCTGGCTAATTCAGAGGGACTTTTCGAAACTCTTGAGGTACTTGAAGATAAAAGCGTTATTACTTATTTGCATGATAAACCATTACTGGAAGAATCAAAAGTTGTAATAAAGCTAACCAGTAATGCCATAGGGGTTTCCAATGATGGCGGTGAAACTTATCCATACGGATTTGTAGTTGATGGTACATTAATAACAAGGCTTTTATACGCAGAAGGGATAAATGCGAATTATGTAGATTCCGGTGCTTTAACTGTAAGGGATTCTGATGGAAATATAATATTCCAGGCAGATATGGATACAAAAAAAGTATATCTCGATGGATCCGTGCAGATAGGCGTTGGGAAATCCATAAATGATATCGAACAAACAGCTGAAAATGCAATGAAAGCAGCTGCGCTTGCTAAAAATATGACATTGCAATTAAGCAACGAATATCAGGGAATATCTGTTGATTCTGATGGAAATTACGGGACGTTTCCAAACGGTGTGACTACGCAGGCAGTCGTAATGTACGGAACACAGGATATTACAGCTGATTGCAGTTATACGATATCGAAATCCGATGGAGTAGATGGAACATGGGATGTCTCAGCAAAAACATATACTGTAACTGCATTAAGTACAGACAATGGATGGATAGATATAAAAGCCACTTATCTGGAAACATTATCTGTTAGCAAAAGATTTTCTGTATCAAAACAATATGCTGGAGAAAAAGGAGACAAGGGCGTACCTGGTAGAACATATTTTATTGAGATGTCGGCTAATATCTTAAAACGTGGACAAGACAATGAGGTGTTGCCTAGTATAATTAGTGCGAACGCATATTATAGGGATGGAGATAACGCTTTAAGAACAGCTTACAGTGGAACGTGGCAGATGCAATTTTCTACAGATGGCTCTAACTACACCACCTATCAGACTTGGAGTGGAAACCATGCTAGAGTAAGTTACGGTGTGCAATATCTGGATAGTAATATTGTATCCGTGAGATTTATTCTGTATGAAGCAGATGGAACGACAAATCAACTTGATATGCAGTCTGTTCCTGTAGTAATTGATGTGGCTGCATTAACCCATGAACAGATATTTGATTTATTGACTAATGATGGTGCGATTAAAGGAATTTATAAAGAAGGCAACCAGCTGTATATTTCATTCAGTTATGCAAAAGGTGGCATTTTAAAACTTGGCGGTAAAAATAATGGGTATGGAATATTAAGAATACTTAATCCATCTGAAAAAGGATTTTCGGCAGAGGTAAATACAGATGGACTAAAAATGTATCGAGAATATGTTAGTGATATCAATTACAAATACACGCTTATTCAGGCAACAGGGGTTTCCGTAGGACATCGTGGGGCATTAGGTGATGAGGTAGATGGAATTCCGATTAATTTTGATGAAGATGGAACAGCAGTTTTCTCAGAAGCACCCAAAATTAAGCATTTAACAAATGTATCATCTGGTGATCATGTTGTAATAGCGTCAGACGGTGAAACATTAGCCTGTTTATCATCATCTTCCGAAAGATATAAAACTATCGGTGAAATCGTAAAAGAAGATGAGCTTGAAAATCTTTATAGAATCAATGTAAATTGGGCGAAATATAAAGATGAATATTTATCTGAAGAAGATGAACGATACGGTAAAGAAATGCCGATGTTTATAGCTGAAGACATTGATCGAAGATTTCCGATTGCTGTTGACCATGATATAAATGGACGTGCCGAGAACTGGAACTATCGTATTATAATTCCGTGCATGTTCGCCATGATCAAAAACGATCATGAAAAAATATCATCTCTCCAGGTCGAACTGGAGAATCTGAAATCTGAACTGCAAGAGCTGAAGAAGTTATTGAAAGGAGAATAAAAAATGGCTGATACATTTAAAGGAATTGTAACTGCAGACGGAAAAAAAAGACAGCTGCCATATGGAAGTATCTTAGATTTACCAAGCTCAGATCCAAGCTTAACCGTTGACGGCGGCTTCGCTGATGCCGCCGTAGTTGGAAAAAATTTCAAAAAAACGAATGATGATGTTGCTTCGCTAAAGGAAGATTTAGCGAAGCAAGAGAACAGGTTAGAACCAATCGTAAAAAGCAATGAAGATTCAAAAGACGCGTTCTATATCTGTGATGCAGATGGAAATATCATCTGCAAAGTTGACAAGGATGGTGTACATTCAACTGGTTTTGACGGAAAAAATCTTGCATTAAATGATGTTATTTCCACTT